TCCGGATCGTGATGATGCATGGAAACAAGTAGAACTAGGACGAATCGGTGAAGAGCGATTTCGTCGAGAATATGGATGCGAGTTCTTAGTCTATGAAGAAACATTGATTAACAGTCTGTGCCTTGCAGGAATGGAAGGCAAAGAGCCAATACTAAAGATGGGACAAGTACGTTGGTATAAAAAGCCAACGGACGATATGATATATGCTGTAGCATTAGATCCTGCGCTAGGCACCGGCGGAAACTATGCGGCTATACAGGTTATAGAATTACCATCAATGATACAGGTAGCAGAATGGCAACATAATACTACAGCAGTAGAAGGACAGATCAGAATACTTATGGACATTAACAGATATATTGCTGAATGTTGTCCAAAAATGAATGGTTCTAATATCTATTGGAGTGTTGAAAATAACACACTAGGCGAAGCCGCATTGATAGTGGTTAAAAACGTGGGCGAGGAAAATATACCAGGATTGTTTGTATCGGAACCAATACGTAAAGGACATGTTCGTAAATTCCGTAAGGGATTTAATACTACACACCGCAGTAAGATTGCAATTTGTAGCCGATTAAAGCACCTAATTGAAACAAATAAAATGAAAATTACCAGCAAACCGCTTATCAGTGAACTTAAGGCATTTATCGCCAACGGTATCACTTTTAAAGCAAAAGTAGGGGAAACTGATGACCTAGTCAGTGCCATGCTACTAGCAGTACGTATGAGTGCAGTACTAGCTGACTGGGATACTAGGGTTTTTGACGTTATGTCCAACAGTTTGGACGAAAACTTTGAAGATTGGGAACCGCCCATGCCTATATTCGTTTCCAGCAGTTTCTAATAAATACAACTATGAAAGACTTAACCTCTGTATCAACTGATTTGTTTAACAAAGTACGTAGTCGCTTCTCTAACGTAAAGATGGGCGCCGACGATGGCTCATTAACTACTGACCCTGAAACTGCTAGATTCTTTGATGTAAGTTATAAGGTGCAGGGCGACGAGTTAGGTCGTGTTAACTTGCAAATAGACGACGATGCATTAACTGTTATCTATGATGAATCTATGTTAGATGCTCACAGTGACGATGTTAAAAATGAATGGTTTGACTTTTTGAAAGAGTTAAGACAATTTGCAAGAAAGAATTTATTAAAGTTTGACACACGCGATATCGCTAAATCAAACTTAGAAAAAAGAGATTATGCTTATCTAGCACAAAGGAACGGAGAAGAAAAAATGAGTGAATCAAAACTATTTGGTACAAGCAGGACTAGTTACCAAGACGTAGGCGAGGCAAAGATTATTGTCAAGCACAGCGCACCAGTTAACTATGCTAATCCAGCAGGACGTACACAGCGTATCGAAAGCATCTATATTGAAAGCTCAAGTGGAGAACGATTCCGTTACCCTGCAAAGCATTTGAATGGTGCTCGTGCTATGGCAGTACACGTAGCCAACGGCGGAAATCCATATGATGGCATTGGCAATCATATCTCTGGACTAAGCGAAGAACTAAGCAAGCTACGTCAGTTCAAACAGTATACACAACGTAGTGGCGTTATGGCAGAAGCTATGGGCGACATTACAGAACGTGTTATGGAACGCATCGACGCAGTTAAACACGAAGTTGCCAGCCTACAAAAACAAGCTCACTATGAAAGTTTCCGTGAATCATTTGCGCCAGTAGAAGCACAGATAGTTCCAGAAGACATGATCAACAGTTGGGTAGATGCACTAACTATTCGTACATTCAATGAAGAACTCAAAGGTGTATTTCCATACATCTACAAACTAGTAAGTGAAAAGCGTGAAGGCGAGTTGAACTATGAAGACCTAGTTGCAGAAGAAGCAGAGTGTTCAGTATGCAACGAAGACCCATGTTCATGTGATGACGAAGAAGTAAAAGAGCACAGCATGTTCCAAGAATTTGAAGATCAAATTGACGAGATCGGTTCATTGGATCACGAAAAGGATTCAGAAGATGACGTACCATTTGATGGACCGTACTCAAAAGATTCAGGCGATGTAACAGACAAGAGCGGTGCCGTACACACTGGTCAAAGCCGTGCAAGACATCTAGCAAGACAAGCTATTCCTAAAGAAGTTGTTGAGTTTATCCAATCAATGTATGACGGACAAACTGGTACATTCCCACGTGGAGAAGAAGGTGTTAAGATTGCATGTGAGAAGAAGTTCGGCGAACAAGCTGGACAGTTTGCTCATTATGTAGTTGAAAAGCTAAGTGCTAAGACACAGGGTATGGCTACTCCTGCAATACAAGAACAGCCGGTAGAAGTACCGGCTCAAGTAGATCCTATGATGGATTCATTGGCTCGTATTAAAGAACTAGCAAAATATTAAAACGGTAATATTGACCACATTTAGTTGTGGTTTGATGTTGCAATACTAAATAAAAGTGCGTATAATAACATATATGCACTTTTTGTTTTACACGGTGTAAAACAAATATAAGGCAAAAAAAGCAGTACATAGGCATAACAATAGGAGAAACATTATGGCCACATTAGCAGAAATTCGTGCAAAACTTCAGGCACAAGAAACAAAATCAAGCGGCGGAGATCGCCCCGTTGGAGACAACGCAATCTATCCGTTCTGGAACCTCGAGCAGGGCAAAGAATCTACAGTAAGATTTTTACCAGACGGCAATTCCGATAATACATTTTTCTGGGCAGAACGCCTAATGATTAAACTGCCATTCGCAGGGATCAAAGGTGAAACTGACTCACGTCCAGTACAAGTGCAAGTACCTTGTATGGAAATGTACGGCGAAACATGTCCGATCCTCAGCGAAGTTCGCGGTTGGTTCAAAGACAAGAGTCTAGAAGACATGGGTCGTAAGTATTGGAAGAAGCGTAGTTACATTTTCCAGGGCTTTGTTACTGAAGACGGCTTGAAGGAAGACAATCATCCAGAGAATCCAGTTCGTAGATTTATCATCGGACCTCAGATTTTCCAGTTGATCAAATCAGCATTGGTTGATCCAGAGTTGGAAGAATTGCCAACAGACTTTGCTCGCGGCGTTGACTTTAAGTTAGCCAAGACCAGCAAAGGTGGATACGCAGACTACTCTACAAGTAAGTGGAGCCGTCGTGAACGTCCATTAACTGATGCAGAACTTGACTCAGTTAAGGCTCACGGTTTGTTCAATCTAAATGACTTCCTTCCAAAGAAGCCAGGTGATGTTGAGTTAAAGGTTATCAAGGAAATGTTCCAAGCATCAGTTGACGGTGAACCGTTTGACAAAGAAGCATGGGGACAATATTTCCGTCCAGCGGGTATGGGCGCGGCAACTGGTGATCCTAACAAAGCAACCAGTGGTCCAGTTGCTGATCACAACATTGACCCAGATGAGCCAACACCTCGTGTTAGTGCTCCTGTACAATCTGCTCCAAAAGCAGAATCTGCTCCAGCAGGTGCAGGTCGTGCAGAAGACATCCTTGCGATGATTCGCAATCGTCAAAAGCAGTAATCACATATAAGGGGCACTTCGGTGCCCCTTCATAACTACAAACACAAGGAGAACGTATGGCTACGAAAGCATTTGACCTTTCGAAATTCAGAAAGACTCTGACAAAAAGTATTGATGGGCTTGGCGTCGGTTTTAATGATCCAACAGACTGGATCTCTACAGGCAACTATGCCTTAAACTATCTAATTAGCAGTGACTTCAACAAAGGTGTTCCGTTGGGTAAAGTTACTGTACTTGCAGGCGAAAGTGGTGCAGGTAAATCATATATTTGTTCCGGTAACCTAATCAAAGCCGCACAAGAGCAAGGCATTTATGTAGTGCTTGTTGACAGTGAAAACGCTCTTGATGAAGCATGGTTACACGCACTAGGCGTTAATACTAGCGAAGATAAGTTGTTAAAACTTAACATGGCTATGATCGACGATGTGGCGAAAACTATCAGTGAATTCATGAAAGAGTACAAAACAATGGATGAAGCAACTCGTCCCAAAGTATTATTTGTCATTGACTCACTTGGCATGTTGTTAACTCCAACTGACGTTAATCAGTTTGAAGCAGGCGAAATGAAGGGCGATATGGGTCGTAAACCTAAAGCACTTACAAGTTTAGTTCGTAACTGCGTAAACATGTTTGGTAGCTACAATGTTGGATTAGTTTGTACTAATCACACATACGCAAGCCAGGATATGTTTGATCCAGATGACAAGATTTCAGGTGGTCAAGGTTTCATTTATGCAAGCTCTATTGTTATTGCCATGCGTAAGTTGAAGTTAAAGACTGATGCAGATGGTAATAAGACTACAACGGTAAATGGTATACGTGCCGCATGTAAAATCATGAAAACACGTTATGCAAAGCCATTTGAAAGTGTGCAAGTTGAGATTCCTTATGAAACAGGCATGAGTCCTTACAGTGGTATGGTTGACTTATGTGAAGCCAAGGGTATCTTGACAAAAGATGGCAACAGACTTAAATACGTTTCAATAGATGGTACAGAAATGAAGATGTATCGCAAAGAATGGGATCGTAATGAAGAGGGTGGTCTGGATAAGATCATGCTTGAGTTTAACCAAGCTGTTGCTAACAAAAATCTAAAACCAACTATTGATCAAGACACGGGAGAGATCTTAGAAAATGTTGACTGAAGACCATATTATTGATATCTGGACAGGCATGAAAGAGTTTTTTGACAAAAAAGCTATTGAAACTGTCGCAAGCAAGTACATTGACATCCTAGCTGATAACGGTGTAAGTGATCACGTACTCAAAGCCGCCATTGGTGGTGATGAGGATCTTGATGCCGCCATTGAGTATTATCTAGATGACTGGGACGGCGAAGACGAAATCGATTACGAGAGTGAAGATTACGACAGTGACGAGGAATAACTGTGTGGTATAACAAAGTTGCTAATGATATTAGTAACATTCCAGATGCGGTAGAATATTTTGAAGCTGAGTTGATCACTGCAAGATATGAATGCCGCATAACTGGAAGTTTAGAAAAAGCCGCGGCAAGTATGCCCGGTGTAGTGGAACAACGTTTTACACAGTTACAGGAAATTGAGGCAATTTTAGAATATCTAAACATAGAATTGCGTAGATTAAAAAGTAGTCATTTCAGAAAGTATCTAGAAAGCTATGCTCGTGCTCTAAGTAGTAGAGATGTTGAGAAATATGTCGAAGGCGAAGCAGATGTAGTTGATATGGAAAAAATTATCAACGAATTTGCCTTACTGCGTAACAAGTGGTTAGGTATTACCAAAGCACTTGACCAAAAACAATGGCAAATAACCAACATCATAAAACTTAGGGTCGCTGGCATGGAAGATGCCACCCTCTAACAAAAAGGTTATTAGAAATAATAACCTTTTTTTCTTTAT